TACTATTCAAGGTATGTTCTCTCTAAGATTTAACGATAACGGCAAATTAACCATATACTCTGAAGATAATAACGAGAAGATAGCAACAGCTAAGATGGACCCTACAATAGGTAGTTCAATACACTTGTATTACGGTGTGAGAGGCAATAGAGCTTACTACACAATCCCTGTAATATCTAAGCAATCTATTAACGGAGATTCACAGCCTGACGTAAACTTTGTACCTACAGTAGCAAATCAAACAGCTACAGTAACAGAGGGTGATGTATTAAACTTTCAGATAGTATCTAGTGATAATATAGTAAACCAATTCGCAGAAGTAGATGCTCCTAGTTGGATGACATTAAATCAAGACAGTGGAATACTTAGCGGTACAGCTCCTGCATTCTTAGGAACTGCTGCTGATACTATTGTAGTAAACTGTAAAGCAGGTAATGCTATTGGTGGTACTGTAGATTTTACGGTAACTGTAACTGTAGCAGAGGTGGCTTATACTAATAATAAGTCTATTAACTTTAACGGTTCTAGTAGTTTCTTTCAGGGGAATCCTGTAAACATGAACGCTATGGAGAGAGCTACTAACGGAGACGGAAGTGCTTGGACTTTATCTATGTGGGTTAAACCTAGTTCTAATACATCTAATCAAACATTATTTGTTTACGGTGCTGGTGATGACTATAATGGTGGAGCTATTACGCTAAAGCAATCAGGTGGAACTAGCTTAGTATTAAACTATGGTACTGTATATGATAGTATTATACTAGTAGCAGCTAACTCATTTGTTTCAGGTACATGGCAACATGTAATGATTACATTTGATGGGGGTACTACAGGTAGTGTGGCTGCAGATTCATCAAGTTACTATAGTAGATTCAAGATATACATTGACGGAGTGCTTAAGACATCTATTGGTGTAGCTACAGGTGGTGGATATGATGGAGCTATAAGCGGAGCTAATCCTAGTGATAATATCTTTAGAATTGGTAGAGCTAGCAACGTTCACAATAACTATTACGATGGAACAATGAATCAGATAGCTATTTGGGATACAGACCAATCAGCTAATATAGCAGATATATACAACTCAGGATCAACTCAAAACCTAAGTGATTTAACTACAGCTCCTGCTCACTATTACGAGATAGAGACTAGTGTAACAACTATAACAGATATAGAAGGAAACGCTGATTTAACTGGTTACAACTTTGTAAGTTCAAACTTAGTAACTAATACACCTTAAATATGAAAGCATGGTATTGCAAGTGTAAAAATACTTACACAACGGAAAACTGTAAATGTAAGGATAGCTATAGCGCTATCCTACATGGGATAGGTTCTTTAACAGGACAGGGGTCTTCTACAGTAACAAACACTAGTACATCAACAACTAAGAGTACGGAATCAACTGATTATCAGTTATAATTAAAACAGGCGATTCTATATTCGTTATACTAATATTAAAACTTTAAATTTATGAAAGCAACAGAATTATTAGAGAAACTACAAAACGTTTTTCTATCATCTCAAGAAGAAACAACTGAGGTTGAGCTTACAGAAGAAGTAGTAGAAGAAGTAGCTGTAGAAGCTGCTCCTGAAGCAACTGAAGAAGTAGAGCTTACTGAGGAAGTATCTGAAGAGGTACAAGAGGAATTGTCTGAAGTATCTGAAGAAGTTATCGAAGCAACTGAAGAGGTTGAGTTATCTGAAGAGGTAACAGAAGAAATCTCTGAAGAAGTAGAGTTAGCTGAAGACGGAACTACAGAAGAGGAAGTTCAAGCTGCTCCAGCTTACGTAACATCAGAAGAGTTAAGTTCACTTAAAAATGAAATGATGTCTATGATCGAATCGTTATTAAAGGAGAAGCAAGAAGCTTACAAAGAAATGCCAGCTCAGTTATCTGAACAGGTAGAGTTATCTGAAGAGGTAGAAGAAATTGCTCACTCTCCAGAACAAGAAGTCGAAGCTAAGTCTAATAACTTGTACTCTCAGAATAGAGTAACAACTACACAAGACAGAGTTTTCGCAAAACTATTTAAATAAGAACATTAATTAATTAATTTAAAAACGCTAAAAATGGCAACAACAACTTCAATTACAACTAGCTATGCTGGAGAAAAACTACAAGGTTTTATCTCTGCCGCTTTGCTTTCTGCTAACACTATCGAAAAAGGTGGAGTTACAGTAAAACCGAATGTAAAATTCAAACAAGTAATCAAGAAACTTTCAACTAACGATTTAGTAGCTGATGGAACTTGTGATTTCGATGCAACTTCTACAGTAACTCTTACTGAGCGTTACTTAGAGCCTAAAGAATTTCAAGTAAACCTACAACTCTGTAAGCAAGACTTCAGAGACGATTGGGATGCTATCTCTATGGGAATGAGCGCACATGACTCTATTCCTCCAGCTTTTTCTGACTACCTTTTAGGACACGTAGTATCTAAAGTAGCTGAGAAGATCGAGAACACTATCTTTGGTGGTGACGATGCTGTCGCTGGTGAATTTGACGGACTTATCGCTTTAGCTGCTGCTGATGCTGATGTAGTAGACGTAGTTGGTACAACTATCGATGCAAGTAACGTTATCGCTGAATTAGGTAAAGTAGTAGATGCTATTCCAACTACTGTTTACGGACAAGAAGATTTATCTGTATATATCTCTCCTTCAACTGCTCGTGCTTACATTAGAGCTCAAGCTGCTTTAGGATATAAAGATTTATACCACGTAGGACAGACTGCTCTTGATTTCGAAGGGGTTAAATTGTTTGTATCTAACGGTATGCCAGCTAACAAAATGATCGCTGCGCAATCTGGAAACCTTATGTATGGTACTGGATTATTAAATGACAAGAATGTAGCTAAGGTTATCGACATGGCTGACATCGATGGTTCACAGAATGTACGTATCGTTTTACGTTACACAGCTACTGTAAACTTTGGTATCGGATCTGAGATTGTTCTTTACTCTGCATAATCAACTTTAATAGGGGAGGGTAAAACCTCCCTTATATTAATAATAATAATAACTTAAAAACTAAAACTATGGCTTGTGATTTTACTGGTGGTAGAGTAGAGGCTTGTAAAGAAAGCGTTGGTGGATTGAGAAACTTATATATTGCAAACTTCAACTCTGCAATGTATGATGCTTTAACTCTTGGTTCTGACGATGAGATTACAGCGCTTGGTTCTGCTATTACTACATACAAATTTGAGTTAAGAGGTGAAAACAATTCTTTTGAGGAAACTAACGAAAACTCAAGAGATAACGGAACTTCTTTCTGGACTCAGTCAGGTGCTATCTCACTTAAAGTGCAAGATGCTGCATCTCAAAAACAATTAAAACTTCTTTCTTACGGAAGACCTCACGTAATCATTGAAGATTACAATGGTAATTTCCGTTTAGCTGGAGCTCAAAATGGTGTTGAATTTTCTGTATCTACATCAACTGGTTCTGCAATGGGAGACTTAAATGGATATAACATTACATTTGAAGGTAAAGAATTATCTCCTTCATCTTTCATCGACTCAGCTATTATGGGTGATGCTGCTGGATTTGTTATTGACACTGCTCTTATGAATGCATAATAATTGTTAATACTTTAATATTAAGAGGGGTACAGAAATGTACCTCTTTTTTTATGCGGTATATTTAAGGAACAATTAATTAAAATTCTCGTTATATAGATATGAATATACTAGACATAAACGAATTACCTGTATTAACTATGCAAATCTCTGGAAGAGAAGGCACGCCTACTGGTGCATGGGTTATTAATCAGGAGAAAAAACAAAAGATAGAAATAGCATCTGGTGACATCAGCTACATAGCTGGTGATAGAATGATAATAACATTATCTGACAGTTCTTTTATATCTTCAATAGAAGAGGATACGACTTTATCAGTAATTGTATTTAATGGAAATATACCATTATATAGAGATATAGCTAGGTTTAGTGGTGAATTGAATTCAGTAGACTTCTACTCACAGTACAATCATTCTGCTGATTACTATGTATATGGAGATTCCGACGAAAGTGATGGAGAAGGTAGTGGAACTGTAGACGGTGGAGACACTGGTAACGGTGGAGGATACACACCTCCTACAAGCGGAACGGGCAGCTTAGTTATAAGTGATTTTGCTACAAAGTATGACTTAGATAATAATGGATTAGGTGAACTAAAGAATATGGGTAACCTAACCTTTAATCAACATACATTAAATGTTCTAGGTGACTTTAAAGTTAGAACTGGTGAGTATGGAGTGTTTAATGATACTCCAACAAGTTTAGAGGAAGTAGTTGTACATTCGTTTTTATATGACGCAAATAACGGAAACTCAGGAGGATGGCATCCAGACTTCATATCTAATACACCAGAATTAGAGGGTACTTATTATCATTTTGCTGGAGGTCAATCGGAGCAAGCTAGTGATAAGATAGTAGAGTTAATAGTTAAAGATGAATTAACACTAGACACAACTGGTAATGTATCTGTATTTAAGGAGGACTCTGTGTCAGACTGGACAGTAGGTATGAGTTTATATAAGGATATATCAGGTACGCCTATAATGGATGGAAAGTCTAGCCCTTGGGATAGGTATCACTTTATAGCTAGGAATTCTAATGGAGATTGGACACTAATTAGAAGTACAGATAACATTGTTACTCACGTAGAGGTAGCTAAAGATACTGACTACATAAAGTTTCAAGAGTTTTTTCCTGTCAATCTAACAACTGATCCGTACATATCTAAACCTACAGTATTTAGTGAGTATGTAAGTTGGTTTTCAACAAACATAAGCGAACCTTCATCTACGGTATCTGTAAACACATCAAACACAGCAGAAAACTCAAAGAGAAGAAGATCCTTTGATTTCTCCAATGGAGATTTAATATCTATAGGAGATAATATACTTAGAAGAGCGGCTGGAAAGAACTCAAACAAAGTTTACCATGAGGATTTAGTCGGGTTAGTTACTGACGAGGAGTCAGAAGGAACTATATATCAATACGCAACAGCAGCACTAACAAGAGATAGTGTAAACTACCTATTAATAAGAATAGATAATGTTACAGGCTTAGTTGATGATTTTCAATGGTACACAGTTACATAATGTAATTAATTCGTTATAAACGTATAGACAAAAGAAATATGGAAAGCAACAACGTAAGAGTAGTTAATTTATCTGGGTATCAGACTCCTGTAGTGAAAGAAATTCACAATAGGGATTGGGTAGAGTATGGAGATAATAACGACTACTTCAAGAAACTAATAGATAACTATTTAGGTTCACCAACCAACTCAAGATGTATTAACGGTATAGTTGATATGGTAGCTGGTAGAGGTTTAGAAGCTACTAATAGAGATGAGAATCCAGAAGGGTATTTAAAGATGAAAATGCTTTTACCTAAGAAGCAGATTAAAAGAGTTGCACATGACTACAAAATGTTAGGTCAAGCTGCTATTCAGGTTTCTTATAATAGATCAAAAACAAAGATACTAAAGGTATCTCATTTTCCTATGGAGACTCTTAGAGCTGAGAAAGCTGGAAAGAATGGATGTATTGATGCTTATTACTATCACCCTAAATGGAGTGAACTTAAGGCTACTGATAGACCTAAAAGGATTCCTACGTACGGAAACGGAAGTAAAGGTCAGAGAAACGAGCTATACGTCATTAAACCATATAGAAGCGGATTCTATTACTATGCACCTGTAGATTATAATGGATGTTTACAATACTGTTCTCTTGAAGAGGAAGTATCTAACTACCACATCAACAATATTAAAAATGGTTTACAACCGTCTTTATTAATTAACTTTAATAACGGTACGCCACCAGAAGAGACTCAGGCTGCTTTAGAACGTAAGATATACGACAAGTTTTCAGGTAGTTCAAATGCTGGTAAATTTATCATTGCGTTTAACGAGTCACAAGAAACTAAGGCAGATATAGAGCCTATCCATTTACCTGATGCTCATGCACAGTATCAGTTTATGAGTGATGAAGCTACACAGAAAATTATGTTAGGTCATGGTATTGTATCTCCTATATTATTAGGTATTAAAGATAATACAGGATTTGGTAACAATGCAGAGGAATTAAGAACTGCTGCTGTACTTATGGATAATGTAATTATTAGACCAATACAGGATGAGATTATAGAAGCTCTTACTGATATACTTTTGTTTAATGATATAGTATTAGATTTATACTTTGTAACACTACAACCTATCGAGTTTACTGAGTTAGAAAACATCTCTACCAAAGTAAAAAGAGAAGAAGAAACTGGAGAGAAGCTAAGTTCACAAGTTGAGCTTAGTGAGACTCCTGAAGTAAATGATATAGAAGTATCATTGGAGGAAGTTAAACCAACAGACGAAGAAGAATAAGATGGCAAGAAAAGCATTATTTATAAGTGTAGCTGACTTAAAGAAAAAGTCACTAATAGACGGAAACGTAGATTCTAGTAAGATAGTTCAATATATTGAGGTAGCTCAGGATATACACATTCAAAACTACTTAGGAGGAAAGCTATACAAGAAACTACAAGAGATTATAGTAGATGGAACGATAACAGAAAGTTCTAATTCTGATTATAAGGACTTACTAGACGAGTTTATTAAACCTATGTTAGTTTGGTACACTCAAGCAACGATACTACCTTACAGTGCCTTTACATTAAAGAATGGAGGCTTGCATAAGCATACTGCTGAGAACGCTGAAGCTGTAACTAAAGATGAGGTTACTTATTTAGCTCAAAGAATGAATGATACTGCTGAGTTTTACACAAAGAGATTTCTTGACTACATGTGCTTGAACAGTAATAAGTTCACTGAATATAGTCAGAATACATCTGAGGATATGTATCCAGATAAAGAAGTCAACTATACAGGTGGCTGGTATATTTAAAAATTATGGGATTAAAAAACAAAGTAAACATATACAAGCCTAAAGAGGTTAAT